AGATGATTTGATTTCTGCGATTAGATATGCTACTCTCTCTTTAAGGTTTGCAAGAATACACGAAACGCAACCTAGGCAGCGGCAAACGGATAGTAACTTTAATATATTTTAGGAGATTAATATGGGCGGTATTGTTAGAAGTGTTTTTGGTGGTAGATCGCCAGCATATACACCACCACCAGTTGCAGCCGCGCCTGCACCAGTAGCAGCACCTGAAGTATTAGCACCTGAAGTAGAAGTAGCACCTGAAATGTCAGAATCAATTAAGAAGAAGAAGAAAGGTAGTTACTCAACATTACTAACAGGTAAAGGCGGTTCATTAGGCTCTCCAGACATTGAGCGTAAATCTATCCTAGGAGGTTAATGTGGGTTTTATGCGCGCGATTAAAAAGATGTCTTTACCAGCTTTGCAGTTCAAAGACTCACAAGGTAATAATGCACCAGCAGCAGTTAATAGGGTGGGCAATCAGGGGATGCAAAAAATTGCAAAGCCACTTGGATTTCAAGATAATCCAGCACTAGCAGACCTACCAGAACCTGCATCAGTCGCAGCAGCATCAGAAGCTGGGCTTCTAAAGAATAAGAAAAAGAAGGGTCGTTACGGAACATTACTTACAGGCGGTAAGGGCGTTACTGATGATGCAGAGTTAAGTAAAAAATCACTATTGGGAAATTAGTATGGGAAAGAAATCAGCACCAGCACCTATTATACCACCTGCATATACAGCACCTCCAGTACCGGAAGCTGTAGATCGTAAAGATCTAGACAAGCAGACACAGGAAGCTAGAGAAAAAGCAATCGCAGCATCAACATCTACAAAAGATGGATCTGCAGCACCTCAAGCATCTTTGTTATCTGAGAGAAAGTTCTGGGAAGAGCAGGAAAGTAAAAAAACATTGTTAAGATGATCGAGTTAAGACCGAATGCAGGACAAGAAGTTACAGATTGGATTACAAAAAGAGTAGGGGTTACAGCTCTTAGTGATTGTACTAATTTTGGTTTTTATGAAGAGGGTGAATTAGTTGGGGGAGTGGCATTTTATGAATACAGAATACAAGATATTGTGTTTTCAGGTGTCATGGAGAAAGGTAGTTTTAATAAGACAATGCTAAGAACATTGTTTAACTACCCTTTTATTCAATTAGATTGCCATAGAATTACTGCCTATACAGAAACAGATAATAGGCAAGCAAACTTATTCTTAAAGAGATTAGGTTTTAAAAAGGAAGGCACTATGAGAGAAATCTCAGAGCGACTAAAAGATATTCACATTTATGGTATGCTAAAAAAAGAGTGTACTTGGTTATAGGAGAACAACATGGGAAAGAAATCAGCACCAGCACCTTATATTCCACCGCCACCGGTTGATTACGCACAAGAATCAGTGCAAAGACAGAAAGAAGAAGCGGAAATGGATGCAGAAATTGTATTAGAAAGAACAAAAGCTTTGAATAAGAAGAAGTCTGGCAGATATGCAACACTACTTACTGGTGGTGAAGGCTTACAAGACGAAGCAGATGTTAAAACTCGTTCACTTCTTGGATCGGGAAAGAAATAGGAGATTATTATGGCAGTAGAGCAAATTATTAAAAGGCTTGGAGCATTAGAGTCGGCTAAAGGAACATGGACAGATCACTGGCAAGAGATACTTGACTATGTAATGCCTAGAAAAGCAACAACTACAGTAAGATATTCTAAAGGTGCAAAGCGCACTGAGAAGTTATATGACTCTTCTGCAATCCATGCCAATACATTATTAGCTGCATCATTACAAGGAACACTAACTTCAGCATCATTACCTTGGTTTCACCTAAGAGTAAGAGATGAAACACTGAATCAACAGCGTGATGTTTCTGTTTGGTTAGAGGATTGTCGTAATAGAATGTATAAAGCCTTTAGTACATCTAACTTTAATACTGAAGTACATGAGTTTTATCTTGATATTTGCTCTATCGGTACATCTTGTATTGAAGTAGAAGAGAATGGTGGAGATCTAAACTTTAGGGCTTTACATATTTCAGAGTATTTTATTGCTGAAAATCATAAAGGACAGATTGATACACTATATCGTAAGTTTGAATATTCAGCTAGACAAGCAAAGCAGAGATGGGGTGATGCCTGTGGAGCTAAGATTGACGATGCGTTTAATTCCAAACCAGATAAAAAATTTGAGTTTATACATTGTGTAATGCCAGCAGAAGAATATAAAGGTAAGAAGATCACTAAATTACCTTGGGTTTCTATATATATATGTATAGAAGATAAAAACATTGTTCATTCTGGTGGTTATAACGAATTACCATACCTTGTAACAAGATGGTCTAAGGCTTCAGGCGAAGAATATGGTCGTTCACCTGCTTACAATGCACTACCAGACATCAAAACTCTGAACAAAGCAGTAGAATTAGGTCTTAAAGCATGGGCTAAAGCTATTGATCCACCACTTCTAGTAGAAGATGACGGTGTAATCGGTAAGGTTCGTACTACTCCAGCAGGTATTACTGTTGTTCGTAGAGATGGAGCTATCAAACCATTAGATACAGGTGCTAGATTTGATGTGTCTGACATGAAGGAAACAGAATTAAGAGGTGCTATTAAGCAAGCATTCTTCTCAGATCAGTTAGAACTCCAGCAAGGCCCTCAAATGACTGCTACAGAAGTGCAAGTTCGTTATGAATTGATGCAAAGATTACTTGGCCCTACATTGGGAAGATTTCAGACAGAGTTTTTAAACCCTCTAATTGAAAGATGTTTTGCTATTATGGATAGGAGTGAGAAATTCCTACCTGCTCCAGAAGCGTTAGATGGAATATCTATTGATATTGAGTATGTTGGCCCTCTAGCTCGTTCACAAAGAATGGAAGAAGCTGTAGCTGTAGAAAGATTGTATGAGATGGCTGCTAATCTTGCACAGATTGCTCCAGAAGTTATGGATAACATTGATCATGATTCTGCAATTAGATCTAGAGCTGAATTATTAGGCGTACCTAAGAACATTATGCGTGATCCTGCTGAAATTGAAGAGCAAAGAAAAGCTCAGATGGAACAACAGCAGCAAATGGCAGAAATGCAACAAGCACAACAAGGCGCAGATGTTGTATCGAAAGTAGCACCAGTAGCTGAACAGATCAATCCAGAAAATGTAGAATCTACACAAGCAGGGGTTGAGCAAATAATGCAGGCTATGCAATGAGTACAACAATAGCAAAGCTTAAAAAAGATTATGCTGATTGCTTTGGATCTATCTCTGGGAACAAAGTCCTAGAAGATTTGAAGTCAGCATATCAAATGCGAGAATCCTATTCAAAAGGTGATCCGTATGAAACCGCGAGGCGAGAGGGTGAAAGAGCTGTCTATCTTCGTATTATAAATATGTCAAATATAAAAGAGGAATAAACTATGAGTGAAATGGCCACAGAAGTAACAGACAACGCAGATGCGCCTGTTCTAAGTGACAACCAAGCAACAGATTGGAGAGAAGGGTTGTCAGATGAGTTAAGAGCAGAACCAACACTGGCAAACATTAACGATTTAGAATCAGCAGCAAAGACACTGGTTCACCAACAAAAAATGATGGGAAGTAGAATCCCACTGCCTAAAACAGATGAAGAGCGAGATGAGCTTTACACTAAGCTTGGTCGCCCTGAGAACGCAACTGATTATAAAGTTGATGTTCCACAAGGATATGAACAATACTATCCTGAAGAAATGATGACTTCGTTTAAAGAAACAGGGCATCAATTAGGTTTATCACCAGAACAAATGCAAGGCTTAGTTGAATGGCAAAAAGGTTCAGTAGATTTCCAAATGAATCAAGATCAAGTATCTGGACAAGCGTTAGGAACTCAAACTGAAGAATCCTTAAAACAAGAGTTCGGTGCTAACTATGACAAGAACATGACTGCAGCAAAGAGAGCTTTGGCTGTATATGGTAATGATGCGCTATCAGAAAAACTAGCGAACCCAGCCATAGGTAATGATCCAGATTTAATCCGACTACTTGCTAATGCTGGAAAGGATATAACTGAAGATTCGGCTACCGGTACAGCTAACAACTCTCTGGTAATGAGTCCTATGGATGCTAGAATGAGAATTGATCAAATCAATAGTAATAAATCACATGCGTATTGGGATGCTACAAATCCTAAGCACATAGATGCTGTTGATGAAATGAATCAATTATTTGCAAAAGCGCATCCAGAATAAAAAAGTATGGTAAGATAATGCTCAAGCGGTGTAAAATCCGCTTGTAATCAACACCGCCCTTATGGATAACGGTAGATTAAAAGGTAGTTCTAAACTCGTTTAGCCAGCGTAATAGGCAGGACACCCGAAAGGACAATGACCGTTTTTTTGTTTAATTATAAAAGGAGGGCATTATGTCCACTCAAATTACAACTGCTTTTGTCGAGCAGTATAAAAGTAATGTGTTGCACCTTGCACAACAAAAAGGTTCACGATTACGCGATACGGTTCGTTACGAATCGGTAACAGGTAAGAATCACTTCTTCGAAAGAATTGGTGCAGTTTCAGCGCAAAAGCGTACTTCACGTCACTCAGATACTCCACGTATGGATACTCCACATTCAAGACGTAGAGTTTCAATGGATGACTACGACTGGGCAGATTTAATCGACCAGGAAGATAAGGTTCGTATGTTAATCACTCCACAGAGCGAGTATGCAATGGCTGGTGCTAATGCAATGGGTCGTGCTATGGATACTGCAATTATTGAAGCTGCAGTTGGTAATGCTTATGGTGGCGTTGCTGGTGGTACTACTATCGCACTTCCTTCTGCACAGAAGATCGTTCATGGTTCAGCAGGTCTAACTGTTACTAAGCTTTTAGAAGCTAAAGAAATCATTGATGGTTCTGACGTAGATGCTGAAGAAGAGCGTTTCTGTATTCTTACTGCGAAGCAAGTTACAGACTTACTTAACTCTACTGAAGTTAAATCTTCTGACTACAACACTGTTAAAGCGTTGGCACAAGGTCAATTAGATTCTTTCTTAGGCTTTAAGTTTGTACGTTCAGAGCGTGTTGGCACAGATACAAATGGCAACCGTCAGGTTACTGTGTACTGTAAATCAGGTCTTGGTCTAGCAATGGGTTCAGAGATTCAAACTCGCATCAGCGAGCGTGATGACAAGAACTATGCTACTCAAGTATTTTTATCAATGACAATCGGTGCTACTCGTGTTGAAGACGAGAAAGTAGTAGAGATTGCGTGTACTGAATAATATAGGAGAATAATCATGGCTGTAACTACTCAAAAAAGTACGCAAGTAACTAACTTTGATGCTAGTCCCTCTGTAAGAGAGGAAACATCTGATGTTCATGGTCGTTTACGCATTGCTGCGTTCGATCACACACAATCAGGTGCTGGTGATGCGACATCTTCTGTGGAAGTTGCTCGTTTACCCGCTGGAACTGTTCGTTTGTTAGGTGCGTTAAGTCGCGTTGAGCATAACTGGACTACTTCTAGTGCTACTATGGATGTCGGTTGGGATGCTTACACAGACCTAGACGGTGATGCTGTAGCTGCGGATGCTGATGGTATTGACAACGGTGTTTCTGTTGATACTGCTGGTGCAATGGCTGTAGGCTCTGCATTAACTGCGGATACTAAAGTATTCACTTCGCAAGGTGGCGTATCTATTAGATTAACAAGTACGGATACTGCTATCGTTTCTGGCGATACTGCATCTGGCTACTTGGTTTATGTACTAGACTAAAGTTATAAAAAAAATGAGGGTTTCCTGTAACGGGTTATCCTCACCACATTCAGGAGAAGAGATATGGCAACAGAGGTTTCCATTTGTTCAAACGCATTACGAAAGCTTGGTGACGATCCAATCACTTCCCTAACTGACGATACAGAGAGAGCAAGACTCTGTAACGCCTTTTATGCTCCAACCAGAGATGCCCTATTAAGGTCACATCCTTGGAACTTTGCTATAGCAAGAGCAGAGTTAAGTAAGCTATCAACAACTCCAGCATTTGATTACACTGCTGAGTTCACCTTACCTACAGATCCTTATTGTCTTAGAGTCCTTCAGATGGACTATCAAGATATTAACTTCAAGGTAGAAGGTCGTAAGCTACTATGTAACGAAGACAGTGCAAAGATTTTATACATTGCTAAAGTTACTGACACAGCGCAATTCGATTCCATGTTCACAGAGTTACTAACTTCGCGTATGTCTGCAGAGTTAGCTTATTCTGTTACAGGTAGTAATACCTTATCTAAGCAGATGTGGGAGTTGTATGACGCTAAGGTTTCAGAATCAAGAAGTATAGATGGTGCAGAAGGTTTTATTGACGGTATAGTTTCAGATACATTTACAAGCTTTAGAGGATAAAATGGCTAGAGTACATCCCTTTCAGTCTAACTTTACAGCTGGGGAGTTAAGTCCTCGTCTTGAAGGACAGATTGACTTTAAGAAATATTTTAACGGTTGCAGTGAGCTAACTAACATGGTGGTATATCCTCATGGTGGTGCTACTCGTAGAGGTGGAACTCACTTCGTTTCAGAGGTTAAAGACTCAACCAAGGAAGTAAGATTAATCCCTTTCGAGTTTAACATAACCCAGTCTTATGTATTAGAGTTTGGCGATCAGTACATTAGATTCTATAAAGACAACGGTCAAATATCTACCACCCCAGATTCTGTACTAGAAGTATTAATGTCAGCTAGTGGTGATAACTATACTACCGTTCCAACAGTAG